GTCGACGAAGACAAGGAGTCGTAGGGTGATAGTCAGTCACCCGTTCACAGACAAGATTCTACTGCATGTAGAGAGCCTGTCGCGTGTAGTGCTTGACCCGCCTATACGGACAGTATAGGAGGTGGTCATATGAAGAACAAATCGTCTTCGGAAGCGCTATGCGGCCATTTGAAGGCCATCTTGTCAGGTTTTGTTTCTGACAGCGATATTCAGGCCTTCGTGGGTTTTCTCAAAAGTCTTGAGGACCCAACCTTTGAAGATATGGCAAGTGAAATCGCCACTGTCTTCAGTGCAGCAATGATTGGACAATTCGACGTGGATTCGTCCAAATGCCAACATCTGAAACACCGAAAAGTTGAATCAGATGTTAATTCGTTGAGAAACGAATATGGCGGAGACGTCAAGATTTTGAACGAAATCTTGAATCTCAATCCGAGCCTCGCCACGACACAGCAAATCTGGTCGGGCATGACGAATCTTAAATCGTGCCTCTTCAGGTACGATACGGATATTTCTATCCAAGATCGTCGAAAGGGTTATGCATCGATAACCCATAAGACCTCTATTCCAGAGGCGAGAGTTACTGAATGGAAACAATTCTTAGACGAATATGTTCCATTCTTGCTGAAAGACAGGGAAATACCTGAAAAAGATTATTTTCCTGTATGGGCAATATCTGCGAGTAGTAAGCGACTAGCTTACATAACTCCAGAGGGGAAATGTATAAGCTTGCCTCGAACAGATAGCGAGCTATACAACATTACCAACTCCTTACGCGTTCCCGCTATTAGGAGGTTGGCTCTCGAGAACTCGAGCGAGTTCTTGACGCGCGCATTATACGGTGTTCCCGTAAAAGCTGAGTGGACTCTTGACAAGTTCCCTTCAGCATTCGAGAAGGTGGTTCCTATAGGGAAAATAGGAATTTCACCGAAAAACGGATCGAAGCCACGAATTGTGGCACTGCAGTTACCCATTTTAGGGTCGTTATCGTACCCGTTAATGGTTACGTTGAAGAAAATCAACGATGAAACTGCGATCCAATGGGTTAAATCCCATGACGGAGCGAGAGACAATTTGCAAAAATTCGTCTCTCAGAACGTTCGGAGTTTAAACCCGGACATGATCTTCTCGTATGATCAGTCTTCTTTCACTGATAATTTCTCGTATAGGGAAATTCAGCGACCAGTCCTACAAAAACTAAAGGATCTGGGGTTCGTCTCGGACTACGATATCCAAGTCATGGACGTAGTCTCTTTTGGAGAGTACGATCTCTCCATATTGCGCAAAGGATACGTGTCTTCTTACGGCACTGGGACCCCGATGGGTTCCTATCCTTCTTTCCCACTTGCATCAATGACTCATGGGATAATAGCGGCATATTGCTATTCTAAAGCTTATGGCCGCTTTCCTCCTAATTCCAAGAGATTCGCTTGGATTGTAGG